AGGAGCCTAGTCATGGCGACATACACCGCTGGCGAGCAGATTAACCGAGCCCTTCGATTGCTTGGCGTGCTGGCTGAAGGCGAGACTACTTCTGCGTCAGTGTCGCAAGACAGCTTGATGGCGCTCAACCAGATGATTGATAGCTGGAATACTGAGCGGCTGTCGGTGTTCAGCACTCAAGACCAGGTGTTTACTTGGCCTGCTGGCTTTATCAACCGTACCCTTGGCCCAACAGGTAATTTCGTAGGCAACCGGCCCATCTTGCTGGATGACGCGACCTACTACCGCGACCCAGGCACCAACGTCAGCTTTGGCATAAAAATGATTAACCAGCAGCAGTACGACGGTATTGCTGTCAAGACGGTTACGTCTACTTACCCGCAAGTGCTGTTTATCAACATGACGTATCCTGATGTGGATATGTACATCTATCCCAAGCCCACACGGGACTTGGAGTGGCACTTTATTAGCGTTGAAGAGTTGACCCAGCCCGCCAACTTGGCGACCAACATTTTGTTCCCGCCGGGTTACTTGCGTGCCTTCACTTACAACTTGGCTTGCGAGATTGCACCTGAATTTGGCGTGGAGCCCAGCCCCCAAGTGCAGCGCATTGCTATGACCAGCAAGCGCAATCTGAAACGCATCAACAACCCTGATGATGTGATGTCGATGCCTTACTCGCTTGTGGCAACCCGCCAACGCTTTAACATTTACGCAGGAAACTACTAACATGGCAACTATCGCAATCTCATCTCTCCCCGTCGCAACTGCGGCTGCCGTTGGTGATGTCTTGCCAATTGTGCAAGGCGGCACAACTAAACAAGTGACCAACGCATTGCTGTTTACCAATGCAACATTGGTAACGCCTGTATTGGGTACGCCAACAAGCGGTAATTTGTCAAATTGCACCAGCACCAGTATGGTTATGGTTACGCCTGTAATTGGTGCAGCTACAGGCACAAGCCTAGCGGTAACTGGTGCTGTCACTTCATCTGGCACGGCAGGCGTAGGCTACGCAACAGGCGCTGGCGGCGCGGTTACGCAATTGACCAGCCGCACCACAGGCGTAACGCTTAACAAGACGGCAGGCGCAATCACTATGTTTAGCGCAGCAGGAACAACAACGGCGGCAACTTTTACTGTAACTAACAGCACTGTGGCTGCAACTGATGTTGTCATCTTGAATCAAAAGTCAGGCACTGACTTGTACAATTTGATGGTTACTGCGGTAGCAGCGGGCAGTTTTAATATTTCATTTCGCACCACAGGCGGCACGACAACTGAAACTCCAGTGTTTAACTTTGCAGTTATCAAAGCAGTTGCGGCTTAATGAAAACGCCCATCCTTGGTTCAACCTATGTGGCCCGAAGCGTCAATGCTGCGGATGCCCGCATGGTGAACTTGTTTCCCGAGATTGTGCCGGAGGCGGGCAAGGAACCAGGTTTTTTAAACCGAGCGCCGGGGCTAAACTTACTTTCAACGGTAGGCACCGGCCCCGTTCGAGGGTTGTGGGCGTTTTCATCTAGCGACAGCACGGCCTTTGTGGTGTCGGGCACCGAGTTATACAAGATTACCACCGCGTATGCTGCTACGTTAATTGGCACGGTAGCTGGCACCGGCCCTGTTAGTTTGGCCGACAACGGCACTCAGTTGTTCATTGCGGCCAATGGCCCAAGTTACATCTACAACAACACCACAAACGTTTTTGGTCAGATTACTGACCCTGACTTCCCCGGCGCGGTAACTGTCTGTTACTTAGACGGCTACTTTGTGTTCAACCAACCAAACAGCCAATTGATGTGGGTAACTGAGTTGTTGGATGGTACGTCCATTAACCCGTTAGAATTTGTCAGCACCGAAGGCTCACCTGACGGTCTATTGGCCGTAACGTCCAATTTCCGCGAGGTGTGGGCCTTTGGCACAAACTCGATTGAGGTTTGGTACGACTCTGGCGCGACAGACTTCCCCCTGCAACGCATCCAAGGCGCGTTTAACGAGTTAGGCTGCGCGGCTCCCTTTTCTATAGCCAAGATGGACAACGGCATTTTTTGGCTTGGCCGTGACCGCCGTGGTCAGGGTATTGTCTACCGCGCCAATGGCTATTCGGGCGTTCGCATTTCTACCCATGCTGTTGAGTGGCAGATTCAGCAATACGCTGATTTGTCAGACGCTATTGCGTACACATACCAACAAGACGGCCACAGCTTTTATGTGCTGATTTTCCCTAGTGCCAACACCAGTTGGGTCTATGACGCGGCAACGCAAGCCTGGCATGAGCGTGCGGGCTTTGACAATGGTGAATTTACCCGCCACCGCAGTAACTGCCAGATGGCGTTTAACAACAAGATCGTTGTTGGCGACTTTGAGAACGGCAACATCTACGCCTTTGACTTGGACGATTATTCGGACAACGGCGGCATTCAAAAATGGTTGCGCTCATGGCGGGCGCTGCCAACCGGCCAAAACAATTTAAAGCGCACGGCGCATCATAGTTTGCAACTGGATTGCGAAACGGGCGTGGGATTAAATCTGTACCCTGGGTATGACAGCGAAAATATTGATACTGAGTCAGGGTTAGACCTTGTAGCTGAATATGTACAGACGTTTTTAGCAACGCAATCGGGTGTTACTTTAACTACCGAGGCTGGGGACGGCTCTGAACCTTTAGGTCAATACGAACTGTCGGATACCGATATTACCGGGTACAACTTAGTGACCACGGCTTACCTTGCTGCACCAGGCTACGACCCTGAAGTTATGCTGCGCTGGTCAGATGACGGCGGTCATACCTGGAGTAACGAACACTGGTCACCAGTTGGCAAAATTGGTGCGTATGGTCACCGAACCTTTTGGCGTCGGCTGGGCATGACTTTAAAGCTGCGTGACCGTGTGTACGAACTGTCAGGCACTGACCCTGTAAAAATTACAATCATGGGCGCTGAACTCATTTTGAGTCCAACAAATGCCTAGCCCTAACGCTACGCCAACGCCGATCACGCCACCGCGCGTGCCGCTGATTGACCCCCGCACGAATCTGATTGATCGCGCTTGGTATTTGTTCTTCTTGTCGCTCAACAACATTGCTTCGGCGGTTATTGACGATTCAGGACTTACGTTCAGTTCTGAGTCCTTGCTTGCGTCCTACGATGCAGCGCTTCGCTCGGTCAATCAAGAATTGCAAACCCTGCCGCCAGTAATTACTTTGCCTGCGCCTGACGTATTGGGCGACTGTTGCTCTGCCTTGGTGTCTCAAACTGCTGAGATGCAAAAGCAGATTGAGGCTTTGCAAGTGCAGCCGATTGTTGACGTTGGCCTAATCACCGCAAGCATCGCGGCGCTCTCAAGCGCGCCAGTTACTAAGACCGCTGACTTTACTGTTGCCGCTAACGAGACTTGGCTTATCAATAACAAGTCAGGATCAACTTGCACGGTGACCTTGCCCTCGGCATCTGCATATTCTGGCCGTTATTTGACATTTAAAAACTTGCAGGCTCAGACCTTGGTGTCTGCGTCAAGCAACGTGGTGCTGATTGACAGCGCGGCGGCTGGCACCGCAATCCTCTTGGCAGTTGTAGGAAATTGGGCGACAATGGTGTCTGACGGCACAAATTGGGTCATTATGCAACAGGCCGCTAACAACAACCTGCTTTTGGAGTAAACCATGACCGTATCAGTAAAAGTCCTTGTAGCCGCAAAGTTTGCCGAAAGCTCGCAAACAACCCAGTACACCGCAACTGGCGTCACGGCCATCATTGACAAGTTTACCGCGACTAACATCACTGCCACAGCAGCTACGATCAGCGTGAACTTGGTCACCGTGTCTGGTTCTTCGGGTAACACCAACCTGATTACCAAGACCAAGACGCTTCAGGCTTCTGAGGTCTACACATTCCCTGAACTGGTGGGCCAAGTGCTTAATGTTGGCGACTTTATCAGTACCATTGCTGGTACTGCCAGCGCAATTAACATTCGTGTTTCTGGGCGTGAGGTGACTTGATGCGAATCACTTACGGCAAAGGGTTTGATGTTGCGCCAGCAGTTTCAATGATTGACAAGGTTAAGGCGTTGCAAATTGAAGTTGCCAAGCATGAGCAGTACGAAGCGCCTACTGAGCATTTGTTCCACGGCGGTATGTACTGCCGTCAAGTTTGGCGTCCGGCAGGGTGTTTAATAGTGGGTAAAGTCCACAAAAAAGAACATTTTTACATGGTTGTTTTTGGTACGGTTGCGGTTACTACGGACGAAGGCGTTAAGTTGATTACAGGGCCGCAAGTGATATGCAGCAGCCCGGGGACAAAACGAGCAGTTTATGCAGAAACAGATGCGCTGTGCATGACGTTTCACCGAGTTGAATCGGATACGGTAGAAGATGTAGAGTCAGAGTTAGTTGAAGACGACCCGCGCGCTATGTTTGGTATTGGTAACAAGATAAAAGATCAATCACTTGAGGTGTCAATATGAGTTTTATAACAGTAGCAATGATTGGGGCGGGTGGCGCTCTTCTTGGCGGTGTAATTGCATCTTCCGGCGCAAAAAGCGCGGCTAGCACACAAGCCGCCGCCGCTGACCGCGCTGCTGCTCTTCAAAAGGAAATGTTTGACCAGCAAATGGCTGGTCAAGAGCCGTATCGTCAAGCTGGTCTTACAGGGCAAAACCGGCTAATGGAATTGCTGGGTCTTGGCGGTAATGCTGGCGCTGCTGGGTACGGCAAGTACAGTAGAGACTTTGGTATGGCAGACTACCAAGCAGACCCAGGCTACGCATTCCGTTTAAGTGAAGGTCAGAAAGCACTTGATCGTCAAGCCGCTGCCCGTGGTGGCTTAATCTCAGGTGGGGCTTTGAAGGCCGCTACTCGCTACGGCCAAGACATGGGCTCACAAGAGTACCAGAATGCTTTTAACCGGTACCAAACAAATCGTTCAAATCAACTCCAACCCTTGGGTAACTTGATGTCATCTGGTCAAGCTGCGGCGTCTAATCAAGGCATTGCGGCGGGGAATTACGGAACTAATGCTGGGAACGCATACATGGCCGCAGGCAACGCAGTTGGCGCGGGCCAGCTAGGCGCGGCAAACACTGTGGCGGGCGGTCTTCAGACGGCTGCAAGTTCATATCAAAATCAAATGAACTTTAACGATTTCTTGAAGCGCAGTCAAACGCCACAAAGCGGCCCTATTAGTATGCCCGGCTATGACGTAAACTATTACGATGGAACCTATCAAGGACGCTAATCATGGCTGATCTAAACGCACTTATTGCACAGGGCTACCAGTTTCAACCGCCGCCTGATCCGTTTGCACAATATGGCAAGATGCAACAATTGCAGCAGGGCCAGCAAGCCAACCAGTTGAATCAGATGAAGATGCAGGAATACCAACGCGGCATGGAAGAGACCAACGCTTTGCGCCGCCTTGACCCAGCGTCTGCAACATATTTGCAAGACGTAACCAGACTCAACCCAAAATTAGGTTTTGAATTTGCTAAGTCTCAACAAGAAGCTAAAACGGCGGGTACGGAAGGCCAAATCAAAAGCACTAGGTTGATAGCTGATAAATTGGCGTTACTTCCTGACGCCTACCGCATGGCAGATACGCCAGAGGCATATTTAGCGGTGCATAAATCCGTACATGCCGATCCCGTGCTTGGGCCGTACCTTCAGAGTTTAGGTGCAACGCCAGAAAAAGGATTAGCGCAACTAAATGAGGCCGTGCAAACTGGTAAGTTTGACCAGTTGCGTATGGGCTCAATGCAAAGCGTTAGCCAATTGCTTGATAGCATGAAGCCTGTTGTGGTTGCACCTAGCGCAAGTGTTTATCAAGGCGGCGCATTCTCTCAAGCACCGGCTGCGCCGGAAAAAGCGCCAGCACCCCCATCTATGGTGGCCGAATTCAATTTCGCCAAAACACCGGAGGGTGGTAATTTTAGAGGTGACTATCAACAATTTGTTACGGCCCGCGCTGCTGCTGGACGCGCCCCTGCTGCGCCTCGGCCAGAGCAACCGCCAGTTGCGGTTGTTGATCCTGTGACCGGCAAACCTGTGTACGTTACAAGAGAACAAGCGCTGTCAGGAAAAATGACGCCTGCAAGTGCAATGGAAGGCTTACCTCCAAAAGAAATTCAAGCGCGCGAATCTAAATTCCCCGCCGCTACATCTGCGGTTAAGACGTTTGAATCAAGCGCGGAAAAGTTAGCTACTGATTTGGAAAAGTTGGCAAATCATCCTGGCTTGTCTGGAATTTCAGGCTTAGTCTACGGTCGCACACCGGCAATTACCAAAGACGCAAGAGCAGCGCAAGCGCTGTACGACAGTATTGTCGCTCGCGGTGGTTTTCAAGAGTTGCAAAATATGCGCGCGTCATCGCCTACTGGCGGCGCGTTGGGCAACGTATCAAACCAAGAAGGCCAGTATTTACGCGATGCGTTTGCGCCTATAAACCGTACGCAAGACACCACCGATTTGAGCAGATCGTTAAAAGACGCGGCTGTCGCAGCCCGCACGTCTAAACAACGCGTGCGCGATGCCTACGACATGACTTACGAATATAAAACGGGCGGCAGCGCTGCACCACAAGGATCAGGCGGGTTTAAATATTTAGGTAAAGAATAATGGCTACAAAATATCGTGTTCAAGGCCCAGACGGCGCGGTGCACGTCTTTGAAGGCCCAGATGACGCAACGCCCGCGCAAATAGAAACGTT